TATCTAATAATATACTCAACATTCAAACCGAATGGCCATTGCCACAATCTATATTTGATAAGGTACTACTCGAAAAGTATGATTCTTATGATAAACTTTATAATGGAATACATCACTATGAAACAAAAGAAATCAGAGATAGCACTGGAAATCTGATTCTACCAAAAGGTATTAAAATGCCAAATCAATGGAAATCTGAAAATGGTTTTGTTGAAGGATATAGAGGCGTTGGTATTATATCAAGATTAATTTACCAAGGAGATGTTGAAGTAGTCATTGACCAAAACATATTAGATCTGAAGCAGAATCTAATCATCACAATTCAAAATGCAGTTGATGATGCAATTAATGGATCTTTTGTAATCAAATCACTAGAAAGACGAGATACAAATGGAGATGGAATTGACGATCAAGTGAGATTTAAGATTGACATTACAGAAACACCACCAACATCAGGAAATGGAATTGAGTTGCAAGTTACTGGAAGAGAATCTATTGAATTTACTTCAAGTACACCATTACAACAATCAAATAATTATTTCTATGAATATTATGACAACAATTTACAAACTCAAATTCTCGTGACATCAGCTTCCATTTTAACTGAGATCACAAATTATGAATATGAAAGTCAGTTAGAAGATGACAAAAGAAATATTTTTGTTCTTAAGCCACAGTACTTGAATGTTGTGTTTAATGATATGGAAGAAATAATGAAATACAAAAAAGGTTCCACTCAATATGTGAGCAGAACCTTAAAGAGAGGAGATAATATCAGAATTTATTCTTAATCGCCTAAAACATAATCTAAGTGGGACTTTAGAACATCATAAGACTTAAATTGATCTGGTGCTTTCATTGAAGATAGTGAGTGTGCATTATTCATGATTTCTTCGGCATTAGCTTCTAATGGCTCAACTGGGCCAAAGTTTGATCGATCATACTGATGAGAACCATCTTTATCTTCAATATAGTAATTGAAATTACATCCTTCTTGTAGATCAAAAATATTTGTTTCAATATCTTTTTCGATGTCTGGATACATCAAATCTAAAATTTTTCTAAAGACAGTTCTACCATATTTCAGAATGAATACCTTACCATTATTATCTGAATTTGTAGAATCATCAATGACATAAATGTTGCTATAATAAGCAATCTTCATTTTTTGTTTTTTGACCGTATCTTTTGCTGCTTTCGCATTAGTGGCAAGAAGTTTTTGATTATACTCTGAAACTGGATCTGATTTCTTGATGTTTATTAAAGAGTTTTCTTCATATAAAATTCCGGTTGGGCCAAGAAACGAATAATAAAAAAGACTGATCCAGGGAAACTCATCTCCTTCAATTGTAGGTAGAAAGCGAATCGTAGCACGAAACTTTCCATCACTGTCCAATACTGGACTATAAAACTTTTCTTTTTTGATGCTTTTAAGTTTCATGAGAATAAGAAAATGGGGAGCCAAAAGACTCCCCGAAAGAATTACTGAGCTAGCTTACTAAAGTATGCCATGGCATCGTCTTCATCTTCATCAGTTTCTACAGCAGCAGAAGACTTACTACGAGAATAAGACTCTTCGAGTTCCTTCATAATATCGCTTTCTACTGATTGCACCAGAGATTCAAGTTGTGCTTCTTGTTCTTGTGCCTCTAGTGAGGCTGGCTTAGAACCAAGAACATAGTTAAGGCGCTTTTCAAGTTCTTCTGGTGTTTTGATCTTATCTCGTGAAATAAGCTCTTGTAGAGAATGTTCACTCTTCCACAGTGCTTCTAGTTCCTCATCATCTCCACCTAGAAGTGCAGATGGAGATTCAAATACACTATCATCATAATTTGGATAACCAGCAACTTGCTTTACACGAAGTCGGAAGTTTGCACCAGCCCACAGATCAAAGGGATCAATGACTGGATCATCTTCAAATTCTGGTTTCATCGATGCTTTGATCTTATCAAATACCTTAGCACCAAATCGGAAGATTTTAACCTGACCTTCTAGAGAAGGATCTGCGGGATTACTCACAATGTAAACATTTGCATAATAGCTGAGTTTACGCTTACGAGCACGAGCAACTTCTTTGTCAGAATCTAAACCAGAGTTCCACAATTCTCCATTTGAGCGACATACACAGCACTCTTCCCCAAGTGTAGTTGGACAATTTTCGATGAACCAACGACCATTGACCTGAAAGCCATGATTATAAAGTTTTACGAAAGGTAGATCCTCATTTGGAGGAGCTGGAAGAAATCGAATCACAGCACGGCCATTGCCTGCTTTATCGGTTTCTAGTTTAAAGAGATTAGGATTATCATTGGAATTATTTCCCCCCATCTTTTCTGCTTCCTTGATTAGCTTTTCAGTTAGGCTACCAAGAGAAGATTGTTTCTTGAGATCTTTGAAATTCATGTTACGATTGATACGATTGATAGTTTAGGCGGCTTTAGGGTTCCCAAGCCCAGGAGAGTATTATAGCACAGGCTCAGTCGTCTTGCAACTGCTGTTTTGAGTCTCGTATGAGATTGGTCATATTCTGAAAAACATCACCAATCTTCATATGTGGGGCTAACCCAAGCAACTGCATTGATTCATCCAATCGAGTTTTCATCTCAATTGCCTTGGAATCATCGGATAAACTTAGTCTTGCATAAAGAACTCTTTGTTTATCTAATAATTGCTCTAACATTTCTATATGCTCTAGCTTCTCTTCTTTTGACATATTTTCAAAAGAAAGCATAGTAGAAGATATTCTTTCCTGAAGAAATCCGATTTCTTTCAATTCGTTCTGGACAATATCAGAATCAAAAAATGTCACAGCAAAACTTTTCTTATGATGTTCTTGTATTTATCTAGATCAAGCTTTAAAAATGGAGAATAATTTTTGATCTTCTTTGAAACAATTTCCCAAATAGGATCAATAAGTTTCTCATCAAATTTTCCACTGAAGTGAATAATCTGATCTAATACTACTAAAGTTTCCAATGTTAGTTTACCGGAAAGATACTCTTTCAGTAATTTTGGGTGCTTCCCGCCATCAATCTTTAAATAATCTAGAAAGTTATTCCCAGCAAATACATCTCTTAGATCAGTTTCAAAAACATAAGTTAAAGACTGTCGTTTCTTTTTCCATTCTAAGTATTGTTCATTTCCATTCTTTATGATATCACCAATCCACAAGGAAGATGGATCAGTTGCAGCAATAAAATTGGAAACAAAGAAGTCTACGACTTCATCATCCTTTTTTTGTCTTGATAGCTTTTCAAAAAAGAGTCTGTCTTTTCTCTTATGAAATGCATCAATAGAAGCCTTGATTTTTCCATTATATTTGTGGAAATCATAATTGTCACTGGAAAAGTGGCGCTTTAGAGCAAGATAAGTTTTAAAGGTTTCATGTGGTGTCACTTTACTCATATGGGGAGTTTTGCTTTAGAACTTTGCTTCAGAAAATTCAATTCGATTGCATCACATCTCAGTTTTTCTTTGAGTGGTTTAGTGATTAACTTTGAGATGGATTCTACATCAAGACCATTAGATTCACAATAGTGGACAATGGCACTAATATAATTGTGCTCTGGCTCATTTTGTACCAAACTTTCAATTTCTTGTGCGAATTTATCTTGACATAAGAACTTCTTTTGAAATTCTTTTTTGAGTTCATCGGAGTGATTCATATTCTTTTAGTTTATCCTGAGTGAATTTTTTTACATATTTTACGAGAAGGCGAATGTATTTTTCAACATCGGTTTCAATATAAGTCACCACTTCACCATTTTCACATGCCATAATAATAACTAACTGTTCAACTTCTCTGCCAGTTAATTCTTTAAGCATAAACGCATAAGCTGCAGCCTGAACAAAATAATTTTCGATCCATTCTCGTGGTTTTGGTTTTTCTGATGACTTATAGTCAATAACACTTAGTCTACTTTCGTAATCAGCAATTGTATCAACTGTTCCAGCAATTTTGAAGTAATCACTATAAAGAGAACGCTCAATTGCAATGATATTATCAATTTTGTCTAATTCAGTTTTTGCAACATCAAAGAGAAACTTAGGAAGAGGAGTAGATTCTGGAAGCTCTTCATTGAGTAAGTAATTTTCAATGAGTGAGTGCATTGCTGTTCCACGATTTGTGGATGCTTTCGTAATGCGGTTTGCTTCTTCTTCTCCTACTCTCTTCCTCCAACTAATAAACTTTTCTTTATTATAATGTGATGTAACAGAAGTGACTGAAACGAATTTTTTTAGTTCTGTTTCTCCTGGAATTTTATAATAACGAACTCCATCAATTGTTTCTCGTTCAAGATTTGGCAGATTGATTTCAATATGATTGAACTTTTTAGCTTTTTTTATGCTTTGTAATTTTAATCCAAAGGTTCCCATTTTTAATTTTAGTTACATGTCCTTGTCTGATTCCAAACATTTTACCAATTTCCTTTTGTGTAAGTTCCCCCTCCCAAGCAAGTCTGTATATTTCTAAAATTTGTTCTTCTGTCAGCTTGCTTCTTGGGTGAGTTGCACCTGGAAATCTTTGTTTGAGTTTTTCTATAGTTTCCGGCGAAAATTTTGTTCCTAGTCTTTTTTGTCTGATTTTTTCTTTAGTTTCTTCTGTATGGGTTCTCCCATAAAAATGGGCATTTTCACCACTAAAATTTTCACTCAAATATCTTTTATATTCTTCTGGTTGACTTCTCCCATACATTCCATTTTTTTCTCCTTTTACTCTATCACTTAATATTTTGGATCCTTTTAGTAATTTATTTGGGTTATTAATACTAGAAAACCCAGTTGGATTTTCGTTGAAATTCATACATTTTGGATCGTTTATGTGCTGGGAAATGTATTCTTTCTCTTTTTCTAGCAGTTCATCAAATGTTTCACAAAATACTATTATGTCTCTCTTTAGTGTAGATTTATCTTTAATAGATCTAACCCATTTCCCACTGCCAAAATAACCATCGTCAATCCTTAAAGTGCTATGTCTACCATAATAATAAAGTCCGGATTGTGAGTAGGTTTTGTATATAAAATGATACATAAAACTAGCGAAAGAGTATATTATATATACTCCTTTACTAGTCTCTAATTACAAACCCAACGACTTTTTAGCGATTACAAACTCCCGGACCAAAGGAGAACGAATAATATCATCGACACCAAACTCAATTTTTTCAAACGAAGGCATTACATCAACAATTCTAAGAAAATCAACGATTCCATTTTTCTCACTTAGTTTAACTAAATCACTTTGTTCGGCATCGCCAGCAAACATAATCTTTGTGTCCATACCACACCTAGAAATTACAGAGAAGCATTCATGTCCAGAGCAGTTTTGTGCCTCGTCAACGATAATGATACAGTTATCAAGGGTTACACCACGAATGAATGATGTACACCAGAAGCTTATGGTTTCTTGAGATTTTAGATTCCCATAAAGCATTTCGAAATCATCGTCCGATGGCAATTGGAACATGTATTTTACCATGTTCTTATATGGAATTTCGAAAAGTGATTTCTTGTCCTCTTCTTTGCCAGGGAGGAACCCGATCTCACGAGTCTGAACAAGAGACCTTACGATGTAAATTTTTTCATAAGGACTCCTCTCATTTAAGACTTCTTTCAGTGCTTTATAGAGAAGGATAAAAGTTTTTCCACTACCAGGAACCCCATGAGCGAATATATTTTTACCTTCATCATAATAATCAAATAATTTCCTTTGATTATCTGTTAATGGCTGAATGTCTAAAAGTAGATCCGAATTGATCGGTTTCTTTCTTTTCATTTGCTTCGCGGTCATACCAACTCCGATTGGTTGATAATCATCTGATGTTCTTTTCCTTCTTGCCATGTATCAATATTGCATTTTTGACTTACTTCCGCCGGATTTATCGGCTTTCTTTAAAATTTCACCCCAACCTGGATGCTTATTAGTCAGGCGATTTTTCCAATCGCCCACTTCACCAGGACTCGCACATCCTTCACTCCAATCACGCTGCCACTGAGGGTTTTCTTCATACCATTGCTGAATGTCATGGACACTCATTTGGATAATTTTTTTTTCTCCAGTCTCTTTATTAATAATTGGATATATTGCCAAAATCAAATCTCCATACATTTCTTATATTTATTCGATGCAAATCGATGGTGCATCATCACACTCGGAGCAATCCACACATTCGTCCATATCTGGATTTTTATTTAAAAAATCTTGGAATTGTTCCTCTGTCAATAATATTTTAAATATGTGACCAGTAAGATGATCTTTTACACACCAGGATTTCATAGTTTTTATGGTGATAGTTTTGCTCTATGTAGACGCTTCTCCTCATAATATTTCCAGACATTAGGTGCCCATCGCTCAAGTAATGGAGCGAATTGCTCGCAGAGGGCTTGAATTTCAAGTTGAGCATCCATTTTTGCCCTCAGATCCATAAGATGCAAAACAGATCGAAGATTGAAAGAGACTACAAAATTTTGACGGATTGCTTGTGCAAGATAATCACGAATATGTTCCTCACACATTCCTTTTTCATATTTCACTGCATACCGTTTACAACCCTCTACAATCCAATTCAGTTCATCCTGATAATCTTCCAAAGTCCAATCATATTTTTTACCATATCGATTGGTATAAAATCCAGGAGGGCGAACATAAAACACATCTTCTGGTTTTAGTTCACCGTTAGCAACTTTAATAACTCGTTTGCCAGTATATCGCTGAGATTGAACATCAAAAGTCACCCCCACTCGATGTGTTCTTGCTTGCATTGCGACATTGTGGACATATCCAGAAACTGAAAAAGTAATCGCTGGATGTTCTAGTGGTCCCCAATGTCCTTTGTCATTCCCAAGAAGTCGATCAACTACCCACACACCACATTCACTTGGAGTTGGAATTTTTTGATTGTGAATAGAAGTCTCAGAATAATCACATTTTCCAGCTTGATAAATTACTTGTTCTGGAAGAGGATAGCATTGAAGCATCACTACCTCAAGATTTTTATCAAGTTCAAGTAAGTCTTTTGCTTTAACTGGTTTCATACATCAATCTCCCATGTTTCCTTTTCTTTTTTACGAAGTTTTTTAAGTTCTTTCATCATTTCTTTAATTTCCTGATATGCCACCTCAGGAGACATTTTATCCCCAACTTCAAGACCCACAATATATTGCACTTTATCACCAAAGCGTGCTAGTGCTCTTTCAAATTCAGTTAAAGTTTCGTACATTATTCCTCATGATAATCTGGTTCATAAGTATCTATCAGATCCACAGAAGGAGAAATCAGATCCTCAAGCTTTACAATGTTGCTCTGTTTTTCTTCTTCTTCCATTTCTAGCTTAAGAAATTCAATCAAAAGCTCCATGTTTTTGATAATCAAATTTATTTTCTGTTTATTCATGTAGCCATATCGGGTACATAATCATTATACAGAAAAAAAGGTGGGCTGTCAACCCACCTTTGAATATTATGCAATCTGAGGCTTTTTGGCCATATTCAGTTGCGCAGCTAGAAGAAGCTTTTCTTTTTTTGCTTTCTTCTTAAGATAACGAACAAAATAAGAATTCATCTCACTTTTCCTCCTTTACGAATTTGATTCCGCGATAGGTTTCATTATATTGTTGTGGTTGTTGTTGGGCTTGTTGTTGAGCCTGACGACGAACTTCGGTGTCATACTCAACACCCCTGTAAACTACTTTAGACATTTGCGTTGCTCCTTTACTGCATGTAAATTTGCGTTGCTTCTCCCTAAGGATACTTCCGCTGGTGTTTTCCAGTCAACGATAGAAGTATTATACCTTCTATCCATATGTATGTCAAGAGTGTATCCGTTGCTACTATTTTGTATCGTGACTATACAAAATTATATTAAGATTTGTTAACATTATCTCTGAACAAATTCAAGTTTATAACGCTCTGGATTTAACTGTTGAATAATTATATCACAACCAATTTTTGGATTACTATCGCCACATGTAAAAACATCGACTGCTGCATTTCCATCCTCAGGCCAAGTGTGGATGGAAAAATGACTTTCAGAAAGCAAACATAATACGGTAACTCCTTGCGGATCAAATTTCTTAAAAATAGTTTGACACACAGTTGCTCCACTAGCAATAGCAGAATTTTCCAATAAATCAATAAGAAAATGCACATCATTAAGATGTGCATAAGAACAACCATAAAGATTCAACAGATAATGCTTGCCCATCAGTCCACTGGATCCTCTTCATATTCTTTAATGAGACCAGAAACTAAAGTTTCTGTACCATCCATATTCTTAATTTCATACAATGGAGATTTCATATATTTTTTGATTTTCTTATATTTTTTAATTAGGTCTTGAACTTCATCTTTATAGATGACGACATTAGGGTTATTAAATCCTGTACTCATTTCTTTTTCTTTTTCTCAGTTGTTTTTTCGCCCCAAAGTCTTGGATTGGTTCTACCATATCCAAAATCAATTTTTTTAATTGCGTTGGATCCAAGCTTATCGTAATAAAGATCAAAAATATCTACTCGCTTTCTACCACGGCACACATCAACATAACTACCATTGTCTAGTTGATAATAAACAAGATATGCATCATTTGGAACAGAAGTATCTTTAATTTGATCTGGGGTAGCATTAGAGTAAATTAGTTCACATCCATAGACTGAATTAATTCGTTCCTTTTCTTCTTTCGACCATTCTACCATCTTTTTATCTTTGATTAATGATTTCAAGACCGACCTCCCCATTGAATGTCAGGATATGCATCCTTAATGAGTTGGTGAGTTATCTTATATTTAGTTTGTAACTGTTTGTCTTTCGTGAGAATAAGAATCTCTGCTTCTTTTGGATGCAATCCCTCCAAAAGATTAATAAACATAGTTTCAATACGAAGTTTTGATATGGATGAATTTCCACCTCGAATAAAATTATAAAAAATTCTAGCTTCTTGCCTCAGCGAAGTCCGCTGTGTTGCCATATGAGAATCTAGTTTACTTGGATTTTCCAGTTGCTTTTCAATGCTAGTGGAAAGATTATCGTTCCCAGAAGATTGATCTTGAACACTGGAATATGGAACTGGACCTTCCGGTAGAGCGGAAAATACACTTTCATCAAAATTCCAAATTAAAATAGAAACAAGAGCATCATTACGATACTCTTGTAAGACTTCAATTTTTTTCTGATTTGTCCTTTGTTTTGAAACTAATTCAAGAATCTCATGTTGAAACGGATTTGATTGTAGTTTGATCGATTCAGTCGTCGTCTTCGCTACTGTCTTCTTCTTCGTCGTAGTCATTTAAATCTCCTTCAAATCTAAAAGCAAGTATTTCATCTGGAATAACATTTCCATTCTGATCAAAAAATTCTGGGTGCATATATGGTACTTTATTATTCTCGATATGTTGACTTACCACCCAAACAATAAGCCCACCAACAAGGAAGAACAAAATTGAAACAAGAATGCTTAATGTGATTGCTACTGCGATCATTGTTTTGTCTCCTGGGAATTTCGTTTTCTTAGCTGTATGCCTATCCGAAAATGAAATTCCCAGTTGAGGAGAGAAACCATTTTCGCATAAGCAAAATTAAAAAAGTTTGGTTCCTCCTTCTTCTTAATATTGCGGAGCATAAGCTCCATACCTCTATTTATTTGTAATTTTCTTCCTTCTGCCTGGTCTCTTGTCATAAAGATATTTTTCGGTATCGGTCAAAATTGAGTCCAGGTAGTTTCGAATTTTACGAGCAAAAGGTTTTGATAAGTATCCATATGCTTCTCTTAATTGCTTATGAATTTCGTCCTGTCCTCCTTCCAAATATGTATCTAAATCTTCCACCAAGAGTTTTAAATTGATTGCAGTGGAACTTTCAAGAAATTGTTTAGCTTCTGCTCTTTTAGCTTCTTTCCCTCTGAGGTACTGATAGAAATTCATGACAAATTTTTGCTCGGAGAAAGCATAGTCAATTGCTTTTTCTACATCAAAACAATACTCTTCCATCTAGACAATTCCGTTTTCCTTTAGGTATTTTACTGTGTCTGTGCATCCACCTAGATGCAAATCATTCATAATAACCTGAGGAAAAGTAGAGCCATTACCAAATTCAGCATAAAAGTCATCTCTGGAAAAATGTTCTCCAAGAGTATAAACAACATAGTCAGATCCGGCAAGATTCAAAACTTGCTTGATCTTTTCGCAATACGGACAACCGTTTTTTGAATATACAGTAAATTTCATTTTAATAATTTGTTGGGGTTTCTCGAACAGTAAGATTTCCTTTTCCTTCAAGGCTACGAACAAAGAGCTCTGTAAACCTTTCCATTTTCATATAATGAACTGATGCAGGATGTTCATTGATTGCATTTTTAAGAACATTAAGTTCATTCCACTCATCGTCAGAAAGCATAGAGTTTTCAGTAACATCCATTACATTATAACACATTTCATTATTATGTATTGAAATCATAACTTTATCTTAAGATTTCTCAGAACAATCCACCAAAAAATGAAGACCCACCATTTCCGTCTTTCTTCATTTTATCGGTGATTTCTTCAATCTTATCTGAAAATTCTTCAATCTTCATAATGCGATCGATACCAACTACAAGCTCTGAAATTGCATGAGCGATATTTGATTTTTCAGATCTTGCAGCATTAGCAAGTGCAGAACGAAGATAGCTTTGTGCTTCTTCGAGGTTTTCTTTTACATTCTTTGAGAGTGCCATGTGTGCTCCTCGATTACTTTACTATTTTAGCAGTTTGATGGCTCAATGGTAGTGCGGATGACCGCCCTAAATCTTACGCAGTTCAAATGTACCATCTTTGCGGTCGATCCAGATCAGTTGATCATTTTCTTTCCAATTGACTTGATCTAGAAGATCATCAGGAAGTTGAATGAAATAGTTGTCAATTCCTTCCTCAATTTGTTGCTGTACCGGAAGTAGCCATTTAGTTACTTTGTTGTGTTTAGGTTCTACTTTGCTACACATTTCATTCAATTGTTCTTCGGTATAACGAAGTGCTTCCATATCACTATGTCCCCAAGGAGGCATAAGATCTTCTACCGTAGGTTCTTCGAATTTTTTATGTTCTTCGGGATAATAATTTTCTTCCCAAAAACTAGTCCAGGCTTTTTGGGATTCTGGCGATTTATCTTGCTGGTTAGAAACATGATCAACTCCATTGCCATTCAGAAGTGCCAGAAGTTCATAACAGTGTTCAGTCCGATTCTTATAAGTATAGTAATTATCTAGAACCACTGACTTAATGACATCATAAATTTCTTGTGGTGATGCTCCACTGGAGTTAATGGCATCTTCTACCCACTTTTCTAGATTTTCAAATGAATATTTTTTGTAATCAAAACTCATGATTGATTCCCCAACATTTCAATTTTATTGTGAAGTTCATAAAGTTGATTTGATGTCTCTATTGATTCTATTTCTAAATCTTTAATTCGTTGGGCAAGATTCGCAACAATATCCATTACAGAATACTCAACTCCAGTAATTTCATCAGACATCTTGAAGTCGGTTTTTTCATAGTCCTGTATAAAACGATCAATAAATTGTTTCATAATTTAATTTGACGAAAAGGAATGTTTAGTGTGTCTTCATATTTAAGTGGACATCCATCGGTAGATCCAAACTTTGCTACCCACTTACGCAGAAGCATTCTAGCATACTCTGGACGGATTGAGAAGGCTTGAGTTCGTATTTGGAAGTATTCCGGTGACTTCTTAGGAAAATCTTCTGCTGAGGCCAGAATAGAGTATTCTAGTTCGTTTAAGGAAGTAAGAAAAGTGTTTTTGTTTTCTTCGGTTGGATTTTCGATTACAAGATCAATCAGTTCATACATAATGAATCTTTTTCTGTGGATTGTTTAATTGCTTTTTGATAAATTTTGTTGCCGATTCTAGTGAATGGAATTTTACTATTTTTGGAAATACTTCCATTTCCATAAAATTAAGCCATAAAAACCATTTCCTATATTGTGGGAAAAAGCAGACCTCACCACTAAGATCTGCTTCCTCTATAATTCGGTACTTCATTGTTGTTGGTAGATGATTGGTTTATTGTACTCAATGTCATTCCAATGTCGCACCACTCCAGCAATAATGAAACAATTTGTAATGAGATAAGAAAGAAAGATTATGGTTCTAACAATGGCGATCACATCAGATTCTCTATCACATTTTGATGCTTTCTCTCCAAGTGCTTTTGCCCACCATCGCCAGGCTGTATTACGCTTTAATTTCATTTGATGCTCTTCCTAATTCCCAAGCAATATTCATCCACTCACGAAGTATTACATTTTTACGAAATGGGTCAGGACATTTTGCATCAGAAAAAAATCGTTCGGAACGAAAGCTGTAACCTTCAAGTTCATCAAACCAATCTTCAAATGTTTTGTACTTCATTGTTTCGTTTTCTTTCTTTTGTTTCACTAATTGTATAATCCTTTTTATTTAACTTATAGCGAGTAATGTATTTGTCTAAATGTTCCTGACAAACAAAGTAACAAACTTTTTCTTCCTTTCCGTCCTTATGAACAAGAGTCAGTGGAAAACACTCATGAAAAGATGGAGTCTCAATGACTATTTGTTCTTTTGGTGGCTGTCTCTTACTTTGTGGTTTTACTTTGACTGGCTTTTTCTTTTTCATTTAGTACAGATTGATAATAACGATTATAAGCAAGAAACCGATTCATACTTGGAGTAACCCCCAATGATTCACAGCAACGAATATATGATAAAAATTCATACCAAGGTGATGTTGAATCTGTGTCACTCATAACTTATACTCAATCTCTCCAGAATAAGTAGATTGCTGCCCCCATCCTTCTTGAATGCCTTTTAGATAAAACCGAGTGGCTTTAATACATTCTTCCTCAGTAAGGCTTGTAATCAATCCTTTATCATCTTTATCAAAACTCTTCCAAGTTCCCCATCGCGCCTTCTCAACATAGAAGGTACCGTCATCAATCCAGTTCTTTTGATGTTCCATAATACATCATATCCTCACGATAACGAGTAATCACAGCAGAAGCAAATTCAACAAAATTATCCATATTAGCCTGTAGTTGATCTTCACTGCAATCAAAATTGTTTGTAATTCTTTCGATCATATCTTCACTTGGAAGCTGACACATCAGAAGAGAAAGAACCGCAATTAGATAACATGCAGTATTGTGCGCAGGGCTGACATCTCTCATGGTAAGAATGACATCAAATGTGCTGGGAATTCCTTCTTCTTCGTCACCATCTTCATCTGCACCATAAGCAGCAATAGCACCCATACCACAAATCCAGATCAATTCAAAACACATAAAGTTTTGATCATCGGGAGAAATTAGAATTAGTTCTTCTTTTGTTGGAACTTTACCATTTCGGAGATCATCGACGATTTGATCTGGGACATCCTCAAGTTCAAAATCTGGTGGAATGCAATCCGCGAGATCATGACGATACATCAGACAGCTTAAAAAATCATAAGTAAAATCAGTAATTTCTTCTCCTTCTTTTTTAATGTCATTAATTCTCGACTGAAGAGACTTCAGATCGATCGAATTGGATTCGGTGCTCATTGCGTTTTCGATTCAGACTCCATACTAACATGAGACTCATGGGCTGTCAACTCCTCAAGCAGGTCTTGTGCCAGTTTTTCATATTTCCACTTCATAATCAAATTAGTTATTGGATTTCTTGGATGAAAACGAATCATCCAATAGAATCGTTCTAGTTTAATTTGAAATAATTTAAACAATAAAACAATCGCATCGGATACATTTTTATCCACTACAATAGCATAACCCAAAATAGAAAAAATAAACAACAAAGAGTAATATAAACTCATAAGTTCGATTCTCCACTAATTGTGCGTCTTAAGTTCTGTAGATATTCAAGAACAAAATCTTGCCAAACAGTCAACTCAGAATCACATTCAAGTTTTTTTGCTCGCATTCTGATCTCATTGTGTGGAGTGCGGACATCTTCGATGAGGAGATCAATCGCCTCAAGTTGTTTATTTTTTGTTGTCATTTTGGATTAAAATCGGACAGCTTGGAATTACTTTTTTTATTTCTTTTTTTATTTCGATCTTTTGTGTTGGTGTCAACCCAATTACATTTTGCAATCGATTGAATATCTCAACTACTTGTGAGCAACTTATAATTGCGATCGAAAAAATTTCCAACATCAGTCTCTTCGCATTGAATCATCATCATTCTTAAAGAAATTATAAAGATCATCAACTGACATTGAAGAATCTAGATGAGTAGATGGATCTGGATTTCCTAGATCCATGATCTGCATAAACTCATCCAAACTTCCGTCTTCTCCTTTTCCTTGTACCGCAACTCTTCGTGCCTTACGAATAATTCCAGCAGCAGATCGATTTGCTTTTGACCATTTTTCGGCAAAAATCATATCTTCTAAACTCACTTCTTCGCCATTTTCAATTCGAGTTGCAATCTGTTCTAGGCGAAGTCGTGTTTGCGTTGATAGCATAATGTCTCCTAATAAACAATATTTATTTGGTCTTCCTTGGCTTTCTTATCTTAGAAGTGGAAGAAGATGAGTCAATAAAGATGGTGCCAATTCCTGGTTTGGCTCGATGATTTTCAATAAATTTTTTTGCTTGTAATTCTGTATTAACAACTTCTAACTGTTCATTGTTAAAAATGATCATTAGCTGTTTCTTTCCATAAGGAACAACAGCATAATGATCTTGTGTGATAAATCCTTTTTTCATAAAATATTTTTACGAGGTCTATAGACTCTCAATTCTTGTTTGACTAATTGTGTTCTCCATTCTTCAATTCTATTAAATTTTTCTTCGGTATAAAATTCTTGTTTTGGATACCAATCATAAAAGTTCTCATGCGCTTTAGATCTATTACAAGATTCACATGCACAAACTACATTTGTAATGTGATCGGTTCCACCTTTTGCTTGTGGTATGATATGATCTATTGTTAGATTTTCCTCAGATTCACAATAAGCACATTTATGTTCCCATTTTTCTTTAATCGATTTTCTCCACAATCTTCTTGCTTCTGATGGAGATGATGTTTCTAGGTTATAAAGATAGTCGTCTGATGAATTGTAAAGTTTCATTCTTTAAATGGGAACTTATAATATCTATAGTTTCTTTAATCGTAATATAGATGTAAATGAATTCTATATGATATGAAATATCTTGATCTCTTTTAAGAAATTTTTGAACTCTTTTTAGCACAAGCACTCCTCGCCCAAGCACGACTTAAACTATTTACATAAGAACAAGACTTTTGTTTTTTACCACAATGGGGACACATTTCATTCGGTGGATCTGAAATATATCCCTCAGGAGTATACATCTTCTTCTTTTTTTGGTTTTCTGATTGTTTTCTTTTCCTATGATTCATACAATCACTGGTTCTTGTGATCCCTCTGGAAGTTTTTCTCGATGTGGATTAAGTTGATCAACTTTACCCATAGGCAATCCAATTTGACCAGGAAGTTGTTTGTCTGTTGTAGATGTTATATCAATTACCTGATCCATAATAAAGCGATAACGACTATAAGATCTATTATGTGAATCAAATGAAACCATCATGATTGCATCATTAATATCTCCACAATGTGCAATGATTCTGCCACTTTTATTGTCCTTTACTACCCAATATTCGTTCATAAGTTTCAGTCTTTTTTTCATTATACAGCTCTTTTGGCTTTCTGTAAAGACCTGGCCATGTGTCTCTTATGATTTCAGCACATTTATATGGTGTCTCTGATGTAATCATCTTCAAAGTCTAGATGGCGTGTGGTCAATATCTTTTAACATTTCCTCCAATAATGCACCATATTCTCTAAATCTTCTATCTCCCGCAATAAAACAACGCTGACGCATCCATACTGCATCTGCAAGAAGTTTTACTTGGTCTTCTGTGAATGTTATGGTTTTCATTTTAATATTGTAACTTTCTTATGTAGAAGAATAATCAATCCCAAGAAATCTGACGAACCCAGAGATCTTTAGTAACTTCAGTAATAGCATATCCAGAAGGAAGTTTTGCGTCTTTAACAACTCCAGCGGTTGGACTAGCAACTCGATACTGGTTCTTATATGCTGCTTGACGATCACTATCCCAGGTCATAAATCCTTGAGAACCAAACCAAGACTTAACAGTATAAGAAATCCCAGATTTATTTACTACTGCTTGAATAATTCGCTTATCTAAAAATCCTTGTTTGTTGCGAATATCAGTAATCTTACAGGTTGCCTTTTCAATCCAAGGATGATTCCTTTGTCCAAGATACCAACACATTTCAGTGTAAGTATAGGTTTTCTGCTGTGCGTTTGCAGCAAGCGGCGACAAAATCAGTGCCAGTGCAATCAATGCTTTTTTCATAGTTAAGGAAACTCTGTAAGTATTATAGGCGATATTTCAAGTTTATGAAAGAGGTCTGTGCCAATTTTTAAGGTGGCGGTTATTTCACAAAATACATACGACGACGATACTGCTCACCAGGGCAGTTTTCTAAATGCTCAATCTCTTCATCTGGTAGGAAGTTGACTCCACCAAGTAGTTTAGCACCAATAAAGATTTCTGCAGACTTCTCACACATCAAAGTAGCAGCAGCACAATCCTTTTGATAAGGTGATGCTGTAATGATACCATGATTCTCTAGAAGAATCAACTTAGGAAAGTATCTGTAGTGGTCTACAAACTCGCCAACATACTTGTCTACATTCTGAAGTAGACGAGCACCAGGAGGAGCATAAGGAACCAGGCAGGACAGAACACCGTTTCTTACGATTTGGTCTGGGAACCAACGCTGCGTAGCAAAGTCATTGACCGCAGGAGAGCAGAGTATCTGTGTAGTCTTTGGTGGGTGTGTATGAGCAATATAGTTAATCTCTGGGAAGTGCTTCATAATCCAAGCATGAAAGAGCACTTCAATACTTGGTTTCTTTTGATTTGGATTTAGTTGTTGAGCATCAGTATTCACCAGAACTAAATCATCTTCTGATAGTGTATGAAGACTTGTACCACTTGCTTTGATTAAAAAAGTATCCTCTGTTTTTCTTTCTGATACATTACCTTCACCACAGATAGTATAGTCAGCAATTGTGTGTGCTAAGTCTAAAAGCATCGTTAAGTATTGTAAAAAATTATTTAGAAATTGTACCAGATATTCAAAAGGTTTTGTTTTGATTTCTACAAATACTTAATAATGGTAATGGTCTGTGAGTGATATGAGAGTCATAAAGAAACCGAATGCTATGAAGAATATTAGAATTGGGAGCATTTTATTGGTGCTTTTGTAGGTATTTAACGGCATTGCTTAATGTGCTGATATTATCACCGACCAATCCTAACATTCTATTACAATTGCTACAAAGTAATCCACGCACCTTTCCAGTATTATGGTCGTGGTCCACATAAAGATTTTTACTATCTTTTCTACCATTAGTATTTGGATTTAGACAAATAGCGCATACTTCATTCTGCTCTTGTAATACACTTTTATACTGCTCTAAACCAAAGTCTTCTCCATAAGTATATTTTAACATATAGTCTTTCTTATCATCATAAGAAGGTCTCTTATCTTTATAGTCTTTACTATAACAATCTTTACACCTTTTATGACCTTTATAATACTCATCAATAAGTTTTTCTACACCACATTTATTGCAGACAATATGAGTTTTACTTGCCCAGTTTTCAGCATAAGTTTTCTCTTCACACCTCATACACCTTCTACGACCTTCTCTAAAATCAGAGGAGGGAAGTTCTTGTGTGCAGGTTCTACAAATCTTCGTGGTTCTCATTATGGCGTTTAAACTTTTAACTATTTATAAAATATTAAACTCCATTATAGCATAAAAAAAGAGACCCGTAAAGGGTCTCTAATTTCATTAACCGATGGTTGGAGCAGTAAGAGCAACAGGAGTTGTTTCTGCTGATGCCAAATCCAGAGGGAAGTTATGTGCGTTCCTCTCATGGAGCACTTCGAAACCAAGATTTGCTCGGTTAAGAATGTCTGCCCAAGTGTTAATCACATGACCTTGACTATCAAGAAGTGACTGATTAAAGTTAAAACCGTTACTCTGTTTCCTTAAATTTACCATCTTTAAGGAGAGGACTATATCTTCATCCCAGTAGGATGTTGGGCGCTAGTGTCGTATTACATTCCACGCTTGGAAAACCGACTAGTCTCTGAACCTTTCCAAGAAGCGTCTTGGACTTGGCTGCTGATTACCCATTTATGGAGGGCTTCCAGCAATTCACCCAAAGTTTACCGTCAAA